TAAGGGCTTTCTCTTTCAAGTGTGAAATTATCCTAAGAATTATTTCAAAACGTGCTATAACGCCGTTAAACGCCGCTAAAATGAAATCAAATAGCAATGCTTCGCCATTCGGATATTTTTGTTTCAAAATTCCGTTGATGTCCGGCGCTATGTAATCTGAGCTTAAGCGCAGGGGACGAATCAACCTTACGCTTATGATCAGATCTTTTCCAGTTCTGCAGCAACGTCAAAGTAATGACGCCTGCCGTTTATCTCACAATACAACGTACAGCGTTTGCGCCGTCTGCTGTATTTAACTATGCAATGTTCTCTGCCTTTGAGCAGCCCCTCAGTGATAGTCACCTTGCCGCCTTTTATGTAACCACGACTGATTGTAAGATCTTCGATGTCAATTATCCATCTCAGCCGTACTTCCTCGCTCATCGGCAGCGGTGTGGGCGGTCTGCCCAAAAATCTTACTACACCGACCGTGTTTTTAACGGCGTAGTAAAGCTCGTCTGTAATGCACTCACTGTTAACAAAAACGTATGTGGGAAATATCAATCTGCGTACCGTGTGCCACACGCCGCCCTTGCGTTCCAACAGATCGTGAGTAGGAGAGCAGGCGGTAATGTTTTTATTTCTGAGAGCAGAGACAACATCGTTTTCTCTTCCGCTTTGTACATAAATAACGTAGATCATACCGTATCGTTCCTTTTTTCTTCAAGATATTTTGCCACGTCCTTGTACAAATCAGGACGTTCCCTTGCCATTGCTTCAAATACCATGGACTTGACCTGTTCAAAGCCCGCATTAAGGATATCCTCATTTTTCAAGTCCATATTCTTTTTGTATGCGGCTGCCTTTACAAGGCTTGTAGCCTGCTTGAGCAATGCTTCGGGATTCATATTCTGCCACTTGTCTTCGGGAGTGTTCTGAATACTTTCTAATACATTGTGAGACAGCAGTCTGATGATACCCTCGCTGGTATCAAGAGCCGGATACTTGTTGATCTCCTCCATTATGACTCTAAAATTTTCCTGAGCCATTCTGAGGGTTTCTACACTCTCATTAAGGTTAGCGGCGTATCTGCAAACCGAAGATATTGATATGGGCTGTTCCGTCTGTTCTTTGATGTAATCTGCGATTTCAGCATAGGTAAAATCGGCTTTCATCATATCTTCGACCGTTGCCTTAAGCTCAGGTGACAGCTTGTCTATTTTTGAGTGCTTTCTGCGCTTTCTTGCCATTATTCGCACCCCCCCTACAGCTTTATGCAGGGGTCGTTGATACCTCCGGCAAGCAAGCTTATACCCTTTGCCGTAAGCTTAGCCTCCAGATCGTCAAAATCGCTGTCTGCAAGAGTGGTCAGCTCTTTGGTCACTATATCACGGAGGTGGATATATCCTGCTTCATAAAGATAGTTGACGCTGTCGGATATTTCGCCTTTAGTAATGTTCGGCAAAGCGTACTCCACGCTCTTAAGCCTGTGATACTGCGTGCGCAGCATATTGATAGTGCGCATAACAGAGCCGTTGTTCTCCTTAAAATTTCCCGCTCTGATAAGCTGCATCTGCTTTTCCATGTCCATGTTATTTCTCTCCTTTCATCTCCATTAAGATGTCCATGATCTTATCCAGCTTCTGCTCGGTCTTAAGCTGTTCCCGATAAAAGTCCTCTTTGGTAAGATAATTCTGCTTGACGTCGGTAATGTCTGTTTTGCACTTGTCAAATTCGTCTTTGGAGACGTAATTTTCCTTGACTTTATCCAGACCGCTTTTGCATTTATCAATGTCGTCCATAGTCCGCTTTAAAAAGTAGGTTATAATACCTATGCCGCCTGTAAGGACGAGCTGAAATACTATCGTAAATATCTCCTGACTTGTCATAAAAAAACACCCCCAATATATTTAGTACCGTTATCCGTTATATTAACTGTACCATATATATTGGGGGTGTTACAGATGAAGCGTTTCAGCGATTTTTTGCGATCACATTTCATCAAAAGTGAGTTGACCTTCCAAAGGAGCGTTCTGCTTTTCCTGTCTTACCTCAGCCGTTATACTGCGGATCGTGCGCTCGGACAGGTTATATTTGTTGACCAGATACTTGAAATTGTACCCGTTGAAATCCCTGCGTATCTTTTCGTCCCGTGCAGAGCGTATAACCGAGTCGGCTTTGGCAATGTAAATCGACAGACCGCCGTAACGCTGTACAAGCTTTTCGTAAGCTTGAGCGCCTATGCAATCGTAAATATCACGCTGTTCCGGAGTAAGATCTTCTTTGTATATATCAAGTTCCGGCACATTTCTCACCTCGTTTTGCTCTGCGCTCGGCTGTATTTACATAACGCTTTAGTTGTTCGATAAGTTTAGAACACTGCTCCTGATCGATCCAGCGGAACGGCTGTTTTTTTGATGCCGTAACGCCCAGAATTTTGTCTATCGCACCTATCAACCTGTCTCCGACGTCTGCCGACTTTGGATTTGGGTCAAGCTCTTTAAGCCTGTAGCAGTATCTCCAGCAAAGGTTCTGCTGCTCGGAAGTAGCCATACCGTTACAGCCGATCTCCTCGTTTTCGCTCTTTGAATTCTTTTTAGGCTTGGATTTATACAGCGGATGATTTGGATCGGCAAGCTTCATGCGATTGATAAGCTCGTTCTGTACAGTTTTAAAATCATTGTCATCAAGGTCTTTTACCGATTCTTTGCCTGTAATACTGTAGACCAATTCATGCAGCATATCGTCTCTGTCCTTGCCGACGATACCAAGACCTGTTCCCAAACCGTAAATCCTTTTGATCTGTTCTTTTGTTGCCATATCCAAATCACTCCTGTCCTTATTATTTTACCGCAGTAAATTTCGTTTTCGGCGTTCTTTCAACTACAACTGCACTGTCGATCATATCAACCGCACGTTCCACGATCTCATCCGTGAGCTGTTCATTATTGATCGTAAGCAGACGTTTAAGATTCTGCCAAGCAACGGCTTCGGATACAAGATATGCGTTCTCCTGCGCCGCCTTTTCGTCCAGACCGCCAAGCTTCATAAAGTTTTTTACGTCGGTCTCATATTTCGCTCCTTTAAGCTTTTTCTCCAGTGCCTTGCGGCTCTTATCGTCAAGCTCCAGTCCGTCCAGTATTTTAGCAACACTGCCGTCCTTTATGTACTCCTTGTTGTAAACGGCGGATAACAGACGTTTTGCGGATTCCGACAAGGTGTAGGTCACGTCCTCTTTTACGACATCGCCGTAAGCCTTGCCGAAGATCTCTTTAAGCATTGCAGGATACACAAGCTTAACGCTGTCGGCGTTGGTGACCGTAATAGCATTGCCCACATTGTCGCTGTAAACAGCAGATTTAAACTTTGTGTCCTGCAAATCTGCTTCCGAAGCCTTAAGTATATCAGCCTCGATGCCGTCAGCTTCTGCTTTAAGCTCCGATATTTCCGCTTTGATCTCGGCGTACCGTTTTACTTTATCAGACAGATTCATAAGCGGTCTTTACCTCCTTCACGATTTCTTCCGCACACTTTTTGCAGGTATCACGTCCTTTGATAGAGCGCACATTATCAACACTGCCGCAGTAGCAGCAGGTGGGTCTATGCTTGCGGATAAGGATACCGTCCGCTGTTTCTTCGATGTCAACAGCCATGCCGCCCGCAAAGCCTGCTGCAAGTCTGATGTCCTTGGGGATAGTTAGTCCTGCTTTGCTTGTAAGCTTTTTATGCCTTGTTTCCATAGCGATTTTACCTCCTTGTTTTCTGCACTCTGCATTTATCAGGGCTTGTGACCTGCGCCTATCGGCGGCTGCATTACAGGAGGAGCGCAGCTCCTCTTGATACCTATCCTCTCTCAAACATAGGACAGGTTTTAACAAAATATGATTTCAGATTTCTGTTTCCGTTCTGAAACACTGCATTCGTTGCAGTCTCCGTTGCTGTTACAGATATTATCACAATATCCGCATTTATCGCAGTACGGGCAGTCATCGCAGCACATCTTAACGTAAAATATGCATTCAGCACTGCCTTTCATAAAGCATTCAAAATTATTATGCATATTTAACCGTCTTACCTTTCTTCGGTTCTTCGATACGCACCATATCTATCCAGCGTATCTTATCAGTATATCTATGCACAAGGCATAGCTGCTTGCCCGTTGCCTTTGATACCATCCAGTCTGCCGGATCAAGCTTGTAATATGCGATTATCCGCTTCTGAGCTTTGGTAGGATTCTTTCCGTGCTTCATTCTTTTTGTCCTCCGTTTCATTTTGGGGTTACACCGCCATGTCCATATATTTAGCTATTGCGGACAAACCCTTGGCGGTCACATTGCCATTATCAAGGGCATTGGAATAGAGATTGACCGCTCCTCTGATAGCCTGCGGACTTTGAGCGATACGCAATAAAAATTCAACAGCCGCTGCGTCCGCTCTGATGTCCGGGAAGAGCATTTCAATATCGCTCTTTTTTATCTGTTTCACGCTGTAAAAACGTGTATTCTTCGTTCGATTGCGTATCTGAGCAAATTCAGCTTTCTGCTTTCCGCCTAGTCTGCTGACTGTAGTCTCATTACCCACAAAGCATACTCCAAGGGTCTGCCCATTTTCGTCAAAACTGTCGCATAGGCTTCTGAGAGTATCTATGGCATTTCTAGTGAGATGCTGAGCTTCGTCAACGATGATTACCATGCCGTCCGACAGCTTTGACGAAATCTCCAACCAGAGCCTGCTTACAGATCCGGAGGACACATTAAGCTTAGAGCCGATAAGCTCCAGCACGGATTTAGATGACTTGATACATGGATTGACTGTTATGTATATGCAGTTTGTACCGTGCTCACGGTAATATTGTCTGCAAGCCTGCGTTTTGCCGATGCCTGCATCACCGCAGGCTATGGCAAGTCCGCCCTGAAGCTGGCAGTTGCGTATGATCTTGTACACATTGGACGATATTGACGTGTCCTTATAGTCTGTGCCGACATAAATCTCGGCGGCTGCCTGCTTGGTCTCAAAGTATTCGATGACCTTTTTCATCTGTTTGTCAACGTCACCGTTGTAAGTGCCGGATTTAATTGCCGAGTATGAGCTGTCGGATATCCCGATCTTTTTGCAGACAGCAGCGGCGGAAAGATTCTCCGTGACCTGCAGCTGTTTAATCTGTTCCAATGCCCACTCCTGTTTTGCTGTGAGCTTTTTCATTAATCAATCACTCCTCCATTTATTTTTGCGCCTTTCGGCATTTGCGTTCATTGTATCAATATCCACGATGATTTCATCGCCGACAGCCTGTGCGAGCTGTGTCGGTTCTTCATCGGCGTGTATCATTATGACATTAGACGGCATAACGATCTTAAAGTTCTGCTTACCATGTGCCGCCTTGAGAGCAGCTGCTTCCATAAGGTCTATCTTATGCTCCGTGCTTAAGCCGTCCGTAATATTCTGAGCCTCGGCTTTGATAAATCTCTGTACTCTTCTCTGCAAAGCCATTGCATCGGAAATTTCTTCCTTGCTTTCTGTGATGTAGTCGATGAGCAGCTTGTCTGCGCATTCCCAAGTCCAGAGATAACGGTCCGACTTGTCGTATACCCTTACACTTCTGAGGTCTGCCGGATCGTATCTTACATATACCTCTTCACCCAGATGGCGGTAAGTGTTTTCATAGTCCATAAACCAGACCTTTTCGCCGGATATTTCAACAAATACACCGTTTCTCTTGATTTTCTGCACTCTTGTAGATCTCATTAACATCAAATTCAATTCAGCTTCAGGAGCTTTTCTGATGCCAACTGCCTTAATGTCCTCATTCCATACATCGATACGGCTCATGCCTTTATACTTGGTTTCAGCTCCGCCGTATTCCTGCATATTGAAATCGCCGTCGATATATGTATCAATATACTCTCTGATCTCAAAATCGCAGGGAAGCTTACCCTCTTTTATCCTGCGCTTAAGGCTCTCGGGACGCTGCATAATAGTTCCGCCGCAGTATCCCTCAAACATACGGGAAAACTGCATTGTTACAGTGCTAAAGGTACGCTCAATTGGCTTTGCTTTAGCATTGCGGACGATTGCGTTATGCATCGTGATTCCAAGCCGCTGGAGTATCGTCGGCGGTTCGATCTCTGGGTTATCGGTTTTTCTGCTTCTGTGACCTTTACCGCCTACGTCATGGGTCAAAAATTCTCGACCGTTATCAAAGTATACAGCTTTGGGGATACCAAACCGCATAATGCCATGTCTTAATGCAATGATCGTTGACTGGGAGTTCGGGCTGTCACATATATTCCAGCCGACCACCACTCCGCTTTTGGCATCCAAAAAGGCTGTAAGGTACAGTCTGTGTATAGTGCCGCTATTCTCGTCGTATGACTGTATATCAAAGGTATGGTTATCTGCGATCCAGACGTCGTTGGCGTGCAAGCTGTCGTACATACGGCTGATATATGGCAGGCACTTATCTTTCATAGCCTTGTCGCCGTCACGCATATATGTAAGCACTGCCTGAGGTATTTCCGATTTTATATGCCGTCGAAACGTATTGTCTGACGGGAAGCTTGCCACCGTTGACGGATAAAATTCTTTTGCACATTCAAGTGTTAGATCATAGCAGCGTGATACTGTAGGTTTGTTTTCTGACAAATAAAAGTAACAAAACTGTTCCCACAGCTCCGGTGGGATACTGCTCTTGCCTTTATTAGCTCCGCCTCTGTTTTCGCAGAGTCCCTGCAGATTATTATCTTTGTAAGCTGCATATTTACGGTAGAGTATATCCACGGATACCTTGATGTCTTTATGCTCCAGCTGGCATTTGCCAACATACAGCTTGTCCACTTCGGTTTTCTTTCCGGGATACTGATTTCGGTAACTTTGCCAGTCTCTTAGTATATCCACCCACATGGCAATTTCTTTTCGTTCAGCTTCGGTAAACTCCTCAAAGGTGGTTTTAACGGCTTTTTTAGACTGTTTTACCGCCTTTTTAATGGGTTCGGGTTCTAAGCCGGCTTCCGCTCTTTTCAGAGCATAGTACTTTGTCTGCAAGTCTTCCGGCAGTGATGGTATGGGGATCATATATTTAGGACGGTTTTTGCCGTTAAATTCAATACTACACGACAACTTACCATCGCTAATACTTTTTTGTACGGCTCTAACTGAAATGCCTTTGAGTTCAGCTACCTGATTCACCGTTAAATATTCCAAATCATCACCTCCGAAAAAAATCTTGACAAAACAAATGTTTTCTGATATACTAATTATCAGAACCGGAACACTCGTTCGATAAGGTAGTCAGAAACTCTTCGGTTTCTGTAAGAACGGCAAGAATGGTCGCAACATTCCTGCGGAGCTGTTCCGGCTCTATTTTTATGTCCTCAAGATAGCTCGCCTGTGCCAGAAGCTTGGCTTGTCCTACTGCGTGAGCAAGTACCTCGGCTTTAAATTCTTTGTATTTCATTGATTTCACCTCGATTTCTGGTCTGCCATCATCAGTACCGGGAGACCGTCCCCGGCAGACAGCCGAATTATTGTCGGCTGTTTCGGCTTATTTTTCGTCCACATAATTCGTCAAGGGTGCACCTAAGCACATTAGCTATACTTATTGCTGTTTTAAGTGAGGGCGTCAGCACACCCTGCTCTATCTTGCACACGGTCACGTTACTGATTCCCGCATACTTAGCCAGCTCCTTCTGATTCAGATCACGCCGCTCTCTAAGCTGCTTAATGGTTTTGCCAATATCTGCGTTCATAAAGGCGTTCCCTCCTTTTGGCATAGTATATATCCCGGATCAGTGACAGTATGAGCTGCAAGCAAATCAGTCCGACTATTACAAAAAGCGGTATTTCCCATAGTTCCGAATATCCTGCCGCACTTGTAAATACGCACCAGAGCGCAATGATTATAGCCACGACTGTAACCTTGTCTTCATCACTTAATTTTTTCATATCAAACCCTCCTTTATTTATACATCATAACGCTGATAACGTCTTTAGCAACAGCCAGCAAATTGTCGCCCGTAATGCCTATATCATACACATGACCGTTTTTCATGGTAACAAGTACCCACTCTTCGCCGTCGTCTTCGCAGTAAGTCGTATCGTCAACATTATCGTTGGCGGCGTGGAGCAGGAAGTAGAGCTCTTTTTCTACAAATAAGGCTTTATTCATTTAAATCACTCCTTAAAATTAAATGTTGAAATTTTTCCATAGACTTTCTTTTAATGATGTGCTATACTTACATTGAAAGGAAGTTCGGTATGTGAAGGACTTGATTAGAAGCTTTATGTATCACTTCTAATGGTGATTCATTAAAGAATTCAGAATTGTCGTATTCCTTAGAATTAAGGATTTCCATACGCCTTTCAATAATTAGCTCAAATTCGTCAAGCTCGTGCATTTCCAGAGAAAGTTGTCTAGCCAACTTCTCAGCCTTGAAATATTCTTTGTTCTGAATACATTTAAGAAGTAGGTTGGAAGTTGCACGAGCAGAGCGGATCTTACTTTCAAGATCGCTTATGTTGATTATTCGCTCAGAATAATATTCCATTAAAATCCCTCCTTTTCGATTGACGTTTATCACTTTTTGTGGTAAACTTATTTTATCATGGGGTAACTATGCCCTAGAGGTTACCCTATAATAAATTATAGTACTATTAATATTACTTGTCAAGTAACTCGGTAATATTAAAATTACTTTCGTCCTTTTGTACAATTTTAAAGGAGGTAATTTAGTGTTTTATGACAATTTGAAAGCAATTTGCAATAAAAAAAATATAAAAATAACACCATTAGTACTAGAGTGTGGTGGTACAAAAGGTGTTATTGGTGGCTGGAAAAAAGGTGCTACTCCTAATAGCGATATCGTTATGCGTTTATCAGTAAGATTAAACGTACCTACTGATGTTCTGCTTTTTGGTAAAGAAAAAAGCTCAACAACGGAACAGTTGACTGCTGATGAGCAGGAGCTTCTTACATATTATAAAGAATTAGATCTAATGAAAAAAGGTCAAGTCATCGAACGTGCCAGGGTCCTTTTAGAGCAGTCTAATATCCCGTTAAAAGAGCCTGAAAATACTATTTTTATAGAATACTATTCATTGCCTGTCAGCGCCGGAATGGGCGTTGATTTGGAAGGCTGCGAAAAAGGTATGCTGGAAGTTGAGAAAACTCATCTCACTCTTGAAGCAAACTTTGCGCTGAGAGTGTCCGGAGATAGCATGGAGCCGGTATTCCACAATAGCGATATTGTTCTTATAGCCTCTCAGCCATCGGTTGAAATCGGCGAAATAGGCATCTTTATACTTAATGGCGCAGGATTTATCAAAAAGTTCGGCGGTGATCGTTTGATTTCCCTTAACCCAGATTATGATGATATTCCTCTGCACGAGTATGACAGTATTTATTGCCGAGGCAAGGTTATTGGTACTGTGTGATATAAAAATATGAAACTAAACAACTTCTACTTGATATGTCTACTGTAGAGACTGTTTTGAGTCATATTGTGATACATTGATGGGTTAATGCGAACTGGTTCGCATTAACAAAAAAATAGTTCGCATATTCGCATATAAAATATGGAAATTTTTCAATGAGATTTCTCAATCGAGTATTTAAATTATTTTATAGATGTTATAACTTTAAAATGCATAAATACGCTGCTTTATAATGGTTTTATAATTTTAAAAAGGTTTCAAAATGCTTTAAAAAGGCAAAATTTAAAGGTCTTAAAATGCTGTTAAAATTGCATTTTAAGACCTTGTTTTTTTGACATTCGATTTTTCTTATCTGCAAAACACGTCAACTTTTTGCATATTCAAATCGCCGTATTTGCGCCACTTTCGTGGGTTTTCTATGCTAATTTCGTGTTATTTCGGATTTTTGCATTTTTCGGATTTTGCGTGGCGAGCAACAAATGCTATCCGGTTTATTTTCCAATGTCCCATTCTTAGCCAACGGCAAAGCCTCGCACTGACGCAGATGATGTTTTTTTGATCAGCTTACCCCTTGATCTCACTTATCACACCCTTATCCATTTCGTGGACGGTGTCGCACAGCACAGAGATATCCTCCGCCGAATGAGAGCAGATAAGGATAGTCTTACCCTGCTCTTTGTATGAAAGTAGGTACTCACGCATTTCTTTTACGCCGTCCTTGTCAAGACCATTGAAAGGCTCGTCAAGAATGAGTATCTTCGGATTTTCCATAATGGCTTGTGCAAGTCCCAAACGCTGCCGCATACCAAGGCTGTATTTACGAACGTGGCGCTTTAAATCAGGGTCAAGCCCCACCTGTTTCATACTGCTTTTTATCTCATCTTTGCCGATCTTGTTGTTCAGCCCCGCAAGAAGTTTGAGATTTTTGTATCCACTGTAATACGGTATAAACCCAGGTGTTTCAATAATGATACCCATATCTTTCGGGAAGTCAACGTCCTTGCCCACCTGCTTGCCGTCAACGATAATCTCACCGCTCGTGGGCTTGATAAAACCACATATGCACTTCATAAGCATTGTCTTTCCGCTGCCGTTTCGTCCGATAAGTCCGTGTATTTTGCCCTTCTCAAAGGACACGTTTATGTGCTTTAGTATCTCCGTTTTGCCAAGCGTAAGGCATACGTTGCTAACTCCTATGATATCCATTATCATTCCTCCCCAGCCGTCAGAAAATTAGTTTTCCGTAGCAAAACTAATGACAGCAAGATCAAAGATACTATGATTGAAAAGAAATATATGTAGGAATAAGATATTTCATATATCTGCTGCCTGAAGAACTTTGTAAAATGCGTTTTCACTATGGCATTACAACACGGAAAAGCCCAGCGTATCGGCGTTTCAAGGTATATTGCCGCACCGCCTGCCAGAAGTAAAAAGACATTTATGCCTACACCCAGAAGCTTTTGCCTAAGCTCTGCAAAAACGAGCATAATAAGACCGCACACCAACAACAGCAGAAATATCAGCACCGCAGAATTGCCTGCCGACCGCAGCGGTACATATTGGTAGTAAAGATTTTCAGGAATAAGATTTGCAGCAACGCTATCGGCGTTCTCGGGAAAGAGCCTGCTGTAATCTGTGACTGTTGCCGACCATTGTTCGCTCCATTGCAAATAACCTGCCGCCGCAAGAAACGTGCTGAGTATAACTCCAAGCATAAATGTAAGTGAAGACATAACAAGAAAAAGCATTTGCCCAAGCAGCCAATTAACACGCCATGTGCGCTGCACGCAAAACAGCATATTTCCATCGTTTTTAGGAAAATCTCCTATAAGCGTAATAAAAACTATGGGCATTATCATCAGCAGTACGTCTGAATTGGTTATTGCAATAAACGGCTCAAACAGACCAAGTTTAACGCCTGTTTGTTTTGATATCTCAACTAACGGCTTTACGGCAAATTGATCTATGAATATCAATGCACATAGAAATATCAACATTCTTGAACTGCATATCCATTTGATATATTCACTTTGTGCCGTCCCCCATACCGCCCTTATTCTTGTTTTACTCACAACAGTCATACCTCCTTTGCAAGAAGCTGACGCCAATTATCGCCGCAAGTATCATCAATACGGCTGCGGCTAAGATCACATACACAGTCATGCCGTTTTCTATGGCTCGGAATATCCCGTTGAATGAAAATAAGCTGACGATCTTTCCGACATTGGCGGAAAACCCTTTTGAAAGTCTGTTTATAAGAGTGTTGTAAAAATAAAAGAACATAAACGGTATGCAAGTCATCATATATTTGTTTCTGCTGAAAACAGAGATGATATATGCAGGCAATGCACTTAACGCTCCTATTATAAAAGCACCTGCCATTCGGCTCAAATAAAAGCAGCCTATACTCATTGAATGAAGCACTGCCGCAGCTGAATGACTGTTCGTATCCATAACAGACGGAAACATAATTACTGTAAATATCACAAAAAGCCCGTATCCCAGACAAAGTACCGCCGCTGAAGTAAGCACCGCCGACACAAGTCTTGATGCAGCAAAAGCAATTTTTCCGCTGCGTTGCATTTCAAACCGCTTTAACGAGCTGTTCTCTGCTGAAACACTTTTAACAAACGGCAGAACGCATACAACAGGCGAAAACATTATCAGCCAGCTGCTCATAGCTGCACGAATGATATTTTCACGAACGACAGAATTTCCTTCAACAGCCTCTGTGGGGTCACGCAAAAGCAGTATGGTCAATACTGAATAGCCTTTTCCGCCGTCTGCATCGGTGTAAACATTTGTTATACAGCACAAGCCAAATATCATAATGGCACATATTACAGGCACAGGGCTGATGAGCATTTTATAAAGCTGTGTTTTCAGACACTTATTGAAATTCATGTTCTATCCTCAGTTTTCCGAAACATCTGCATTGTTGAACAGTACCAAAGCTTCTCCATTCAGAGCATTGACAAATACCATTCGTTCATTGTCTGTGGTGGTGTCGAGCCATATAAACCAGCCAAGCTCTGTTTTATATTTTGTATCACCTTGAAAATAGAACTGTCCGTCGCTATCCTTGTTCCATGGTTCACCGTTTGCTTTAACAACATTCTGCATATATCCGAGGTCTATTTTATTGACTGTATATTTATGATTTGCCGCAAGTGTATTTTCACATATATCTAAAGCACTTTCTAAGGTAACGCATTTATCGACACTTTCCGCAGAGCCGTCAAGCTCGCAAAAGCCATGATCTCCCAAGAACTCTCCTACGGTGTTTGGAGCGGTCATATACAGCTTTGCTCCAAAATACGGATATTCATCAAAATCCCCGTCGCTATAAAAGAAATCGTTCAGGGCGATTCCATCGACGGTTCTTTGAATATGAAAAAGCAGAGCATTTTCCTGATCGTATTTCAATACATCAACGTAAGCTATTTTCATATTTCCAAATCCGCTGTCGGTCAAAGCCTGCAAAAAGCCGTCTACATACTCAACGCCCTGACTGAGTTTATACGTCTGTCCGCCAAGAACATACTCTTCGTCTTCATAGGGTCTGTCTACAAAAACTGTTTTTATTGTTTCACAGTCATAGGCAGATTCTTTAGAAAGAAATCCGATGCCTCCATTTGATGCAACATTTAAATAGTACGTTGTGTCATCATAAACGTTGCCGGCAGGAAAAGAACTGTCAAAGCCCTGATAATACTCTTTCTTATAGTCCTTGTCGGAAATAAACAGCGGCCTTATTTTACCGAAACACTGCTCACGATCGTTCACCTGCTTTAGGTCAGCGAGTTCAGCCTTTTCCGGCAGATCATTTGCCAAGGCTTGAAGTGTTTCAGTCGGTACAGAAATATTTTCATACTCTGTATCAGTTGACAAAATATCTTTTTTTACATCAGAAAAGCTCTCAAGCTTTATGCTGATATCTTTTGTATCACTGGTTTTACCGCCTGCTGCACAGGCTGTAAACGTACATATCATCACAAGAAGTACAAATATCTTAAATATTTCTTTCATCGTTGCTCCTTTTATAAAAATGGCTGCCGACAAGCAGCAGCCATAGCACATTATTTAGGCGTTCTTGTGTATCCTGAAGCTTTTATATCATCCTCATCATAATTATTGAGTGTGATTTTATTCTTCACTTCTGCTGTTGGTTTATATGACGATGTCATCGTTATAAAATACTCATAATTGTCTCTTTTATCTATCGTTACTTTATTGCTGCCATTTGGTGAACTAAACGTAACATTAGAATAGAGCACCTCATCTTGCCCAGTCCAACTTGTTATAATAACATTCTTTGTTGTACCGTTGTTGATCTTAACTTTATTGCCAGCTTTAAGAGTCTTGGTTATAGATTTAGTGCTTTGTGTGTATTTTGCACTTATTGTCCACGTCGCACTTGAATATGTATCTCCGGAATTATATGCACTAGCCCCAATAGCCATAGAACTCATCATCATAACAGCAGCACCCATAGCTGCGATTCTCTTAACGATCTTTTTCATATTAAACGTTCTTTCTTATTATAACATCCAAATATTTGAATGTCAATGTTTTGTTTTTTGATTTTGGATTATATAAATTTTATTACTGC